AAGGCAGATGTACCGCCAGAGCAATGGGCCAAAGTTTATGCTGACACATACAACCAGATAGGGGGCAAGCATGACATGGCGTAAACGTGAAATCATGGACATGGCGCGAGAGTGCAACTTAGTTGGTATGCGCCCACATCTTGATGGAATTTATTTTGAGGCACTTGAAGCCTTTGCCAAGCTGGTGCGTGAAGACGAGCGTGAGAAGTTCTTAGGCGCACTACGCCAACTGCACGACTCATACTCATTGGCAAGCGACCCAACCTCCATCCGAGCAAGGGGACAAGAATGACACAAAACAAAATCATCAAGGATGAATTATTTTTGACCTTTAAAGAATGGAATGCAAGAAATGTCTATATAAAAAAAGGAGAAAAAGCAACTTGGTTTGATGGCGTACCTAAATTTTCAAAAAATCAAACAGTTTTAAAAAAAATTAATTTTGAGAGAAATAATTCAAATCGTCATGATGAATTTTCAGATGAAATTTATTATGGTAGTGTGTTTGATGAATTTTCAATTTGTGAATGAACATGTTTATAGCAGTCAAAAACTTTTACGGAAAAGGAGAACAAGCATGACAAGCTATTGCGTGTACTGCAAGCGCCCTGTTTTCACCATACTAATCAAATGTAGGAGTTGCGGGAAATGACTAAAGACGAAGCATTAAAAAAAATGTATCAATTATTGTTGACAGAACCCCATGCCCCTACGCTTTGTGACCAGCTTGAAAATATCGCAAGAGAAGCCTTGGCACAGCCAGCACAGAAGCCTTTGGGCTACATCGCGTCAATGGCTGCGAATGATCTTTTGGCATCCATATACCGTGACGTGACTGTCTACGGCGAAGATTTGGAAGATACGGTTGCGATCTACACCACCCCACCACAGCGCACATGGGTTTATTTGACGGATGAGGAGAAGCATGAGATTGAACTAAAAGCGGGGATAACAGAAGACGATGACGGGTATATCGTTTCCCAAATGTTTAAGCTGACTGAAGCCAAACTTAAAGCAAAGAATTTTGCGTAAGGAGAAGAATACATGAACACCTATGAAGATGACGAGTTTGCCCGGATTGAGATGGAGCAATCCATCCGCGAGAAGGCACTGCAAGCCCTGCACGCCGAGAACGAACGGCTTGGCCTGTACGACGAGGTGTACGGCATTCCGTTTGTGGAACAAGACGAACTGAAGAAGCTACTGAAGGAACAACAATGACAAAAGACGAAATCATTGAGATGGCGCGGGAAGCAGGGGCAGTATTCCCGGCTGATGGTAGCTATCATTCATTTGAAACTCCCGGAACACTTGAAGCCTTTGCCAAGCTGGTAGAAAAGAAAACGCGCGATCACATCACGGATCTGGTTGATGAATACGATGGCTGGATTGGAGATCGCATCAGAGAGGATGCAGGTGAAAAAATTGAGAAACTGCCTGATGTAGATCGTGCCGCACTGTTGCGGGAATTACTGCCCGAGATTCAAAAAATTTTTAATTTGGAATACAAGAAAGCCAAGGAGCAAGAGTGAAATCATCCCGCCATCAAGCCATCCGTGAGCTGCTGCTGGAATCAGAGGACGGCATGACCATCCAAGAAGTTGCAGACAAGCTGGGCACCGGCTACAAGTCGATCCAGAAGACAATCAAACTCATCTGGGGCGTGTACATCGACCGCTGGACAGTGCCCAAGCGCGGCCAGTTCGCAGCCGTGTACATGTGTGTATCCGTACCAAACCACGCTCCTCACCCGACCGAGCGCTATATCCCTCAAACCATGTGGCAACCAAAGCAATGACCAAACCTGTATCCCCATTTCGCTGGTACGAAGAAGTCCGGCCCAGTATATTTGCCACTGACCCGCATTTTAAAAGCCGCTTTAAAGCTGGCTTGATTGATGACGACGAAGGGCTCAAGTACAAGCAGTTCGGAACCAAACACCTATCGCTTACCCCACTGGCCAACATCCACAGCAACCCAATTACCGAAAGAAAACGCAATGACTAGACCAATCCCCACAGACGCACAGATGGAGCTGTTCCCCAAAGAATGTGCAGCAAAAGCAGACACGCTACAAATCGGTGGCCAACACTACAAAGACATGGGCATCCAGCCATGGGCTGTGATGGAGGCAGTGCTTACCCGTGATGAGTTTGTAGGCTTTCTCAAAGGCAACGTCATCAAGTACGCTATGCGCCAAGGCAAGAAAGACTCGGACGATGCCAACAAAGCCCGGCACTACGCCGTCAAACTAGCGGAGGTGCAACGTGGCAGCAACACCTGAAGCCAAGGTCAAGCTGGCCGTGCGCAAGATACTCGACTCGTTGGGTATCTACTACTTCATGCCGCCCGGCGTAGGCTTTGGCCGCGCTGGGATACCGGACATCATCGGCTGCATGAATGGGCGCTTCATCGCCATCGAGTGCAAGGCAGGCAAGGGCAAGGCCACTGCGCTGCAAGAGCGCGAGCTGATCGCTATATGCAACCACGGCGGGTTCACGTTCATTGCGCGTGAGGACTGCTTGGATGAACTTAAACAACTACTGGAGAAGCTACATGACTGAGATGGACGAAGAGATGAACAAGATGTCACGCGCTGCGTTGGCACGCCTTGAGAAGATTGGCAACGACGAGCGCCGCCAGTTGGGCCACATCTTGACGATGCTGGCCGAGTGCTACGGCGAGGGGGCAACAGGCATGGCTGTGGTTGCGTTTCGTATGAACAAAGAAGTGACCGCACTGCTGGGCGTGAACACCAACGACATGGACGCAGCAGAGATGCTGCGCGAGGCAGCAGAGATCATGGCCCACGCACTGGTCGTGGACGCACCACCCAAGGAGATGTTTAATTGAGCGCACCATACGACCGGATTATTGTTCTTGACTACGAAACGGCCTGGGGGCGCGGCGTCAAGCTGGGCTTCTCATGCCAGACCAACGAGGAGTATGTGCGCGATCCGCGCTTCAAAGCATGGGGCCTGTCGTGGAAGGACTACGGCTCTGATGAACCCGCCGTGTGGGTGACGCACAAAGACCTGCCCGAGTTCATGGCCAGCGTAAACTGGAGCCGCACAGCAGTCGTTGCACAGAACGCGCTGTTTGACGTGTCGATACTGGAGTGGGTGTATGACGTGCACCCTGCGTTTATCTTTGACACCCTGTCCATGGGCCGGGCACTGCGCGGCGTTGAGGTAGGCAACAGCTTGAAGAAACTCGCTGAGATGTTTGGCTTGCCGCCCAAGGGCGATGGGCTGTCCCCCTCAGAGAATATCCTTGACGAGCTGCCGCCCGATGTGGAGCGCACGCTGGCCGACTACTGCTGCCACGACACATGGCTGTGTGAGCAGATTTTCAAACGCTTGGTTGTTGGGTACCCCGCCAAAGAGCTGCGCCTCATTGACATGACACTCAAGATGTACACGCGTGCGTGCCTTGTGCTCGACCCCAACATGTTGTCCGATGCCATCATTGAAGAGAAAGAAAAACGTGAAGCACTACTACAAAAGCTCGGCGTGGAGGAGACTGCACTTGCGTCGAACCCTCAGTTTGCGCAGATACTTGTCTCAATGGGCGTGCCTGCCCCTACGAAAATCAGCAAGACCACTGGGAAGGAGGCGCTTGCTCTTGCAAAAAATGACGCGCTATTTCAAGCGCTGCTCAATGGTGAACGTGAAGACGTTGCCCTTCTTTGTGAAGCGCGTCTACGGGTTAAGTCAACCACTGAGCGCACCCGTGCACAGCGGTTCTTGGACATCTCCCAGCGGGGCGCGTTACCCGTCCCGCTCTCGTACTATGGTGCGCTCTCGGGCCGCTGGACTGCAAGCAAAGGCAGCGCCATCAACATGCAAAACCTCAAGCGAGGCAGCTTCTTACGCAAAGCGATTATGGCTCCCGAAGGCCACCAGCTCGTCGTGGGGGATCTCTCGCAGATTGAGCCGCGAGTACTCGCGTGGCTTTCGGATTACGAAGATATGCTCGACATCTTCCGGGGAGGTGGTGACCCTTACGCCGCGTTCGGTGCTCAGATGTTTAACATACCCGGACTTACAAAAGAGTCGCATCCAGACCTACGGCAGTCTGCGAAAAGCGCTTTGCTCGGGTGTGGCTACGGCCTCGGGTGGGCGGCGTTTGCGTCGCAGTTGTTGGTCGGCTTCC